AGAAGCAGTAAATGCTGTATAGTTTGACTTGCCGGTAAGCTGAATAAAGCCACGGCCTCTAAACTTGAACCCCTCTCCTGAAGCCTCAGGACCATTACCCATACGTGATGCATAAACTTTGTTAGCAATCTTTTGAGGTTGTCTAGCATACGCATTAGCCAAAGCTTCTGTAGGGAAATACTTCTTGAAGATTCCCATCAGACCTTTTGCAGAATAGTTCAGGTTCTCATTAACAATTTTAAATCCACCAGATTCATGACCACACTGAGCCAAGAAGTGAGCTAGACGAAGTGGAGTATTAATTCCAAACTTGTCCATTACACCCGGGATCTGTGCAATAACTGAATCAGGTACGTGACCTTTAAGACGTGATAAATCCATAAGATATTAAGATTAGAGATTAGCTTTCTTAGGCTTAGGATGATAGTATTTCTTTTTCTTCTTTTCCTGTGCGGGAGCTACAGGCATAACTTTTTCTTTAACTTCTTCAACCTGCTTAACAACTTTCTTTTTAAACAGACTTAGAAGTTTTTGAATCAACAGTTTCATAATTAACGTTTTTTAGATCCGATCTTCCAGTAACTCTGGAAGCCGTAGTTTATATTTCCATTAATGTCAGATCCGGCTTTTATACCCATAATCTGATCACGTTTGGTTTTAAGAAGTAAACCAAGCTCAGCACCTTGAGGAGCAAAAGATTGCTCAACATTTACACCAGCACCTATATAAAGCTGGTTACGTTTTGGTGGGTACTTAGTAATAGTTACTGTCTCAGTTATTGTAGGAATTTTATACTTATAGTTATAAGATCTATTAAGCAGTTTATTGAGCTGTGTTGTATCAGCTACAGCGATATAACCCAGGGTATCTAGTTTAAGAGTATCTGCGTATACGTTCTTTACAGTATGCTCTTTAACAAGCATTTCAAACTGGATCTTAAGACGCTCGTAATTAGTATCTGGCAGGTACTGCTGGATAACTACAGGATCATGAATTACTTCCTTTACAGTCATCTGCTTTATAATAGTACTATCATGCTCCTGCCATACAGTATCACGTACTATAAGAGTATCAGCAACAGGCTTATCAAAGAATCCAAAGCCGTTATTGCATCCAAGTCTAGATAGTACAATTAAACCTACAACTGCTATTACAGCTATTGCTATTTTATTAAGCTTCATCTTCTTTCTTTTTCTTGTGACTAAATTTGTCAATACTGTCTGCTCCTATACCTACACAGGTCATGATCAGTACAGCGTCTACAAGAGCGTCAGAAGGTTTAATGTCCCCGTGAGTAAAAGAATTAGCTGTAAGAGTCACACAGAGAAACAGGGCTCCCATAAAACCAACAACTGGTTTGATGGAAGTAGAGCCACGCTCATCTTTAAAAAGATCTAAGATCCATTGCTTAAAAGTCATATGATAAGGTTTTATACTTACTTTTCTTGTCGTTACTAGGTAAAACAGCATACATCTCATTAAACAATAACTTCTTAGGTTCTTCATCCTGAGGAGTATTGCTCGCTTGCTTACCGTATACCTGTCGTTCCAGATTATCTATACGTGTCTTGTCAATATTAGACTGAGCCATAAGAGCCTTGACATCAGCTTTAATCTCATTGACATCATTCCATATCAGAAGACTAATGATAGAAACAAGACTGGGAAACACCCAGATTTTGAATGCTGCTATAGCTGGATTCTCTTTAACCATGATTAACTAGCCTTTACAAGTTTGAACTCATAAACATCCCCAGCTGGCTTTTTCAAGCTGATAATCAAAGAGTTAGGGATGATGTTTCCTTTCTTGTCTTTCCGGACAAAGTATCTAAGATTACCAGGGTGAACTACAGCTACTTGATTAGCACCAGGAGTAACATCCTGAGCAGGAATCTCAATCAGATTAGCAGGAACCTTAGCTCCGCTCATCATTGTACCGGGGATAGGCCAGCCCAGAGCATCTTTCTGAGCGTAGAATTTCTTAGCCATTGTATAAAAGATTTATAAACCTATATTATGTAGAGCCGAAATAAACTCTACAATATAATATACGAAATTTTGGAGAACTTACCTATATTTGTAGACCAAATCCCTAAAACTCTATGGACAGTAAAAACTATGCCATTCAACTAGAAAAGAAGTTGATAGAGCAGTTTAAAGAAACATTCTATGAAAAGATCGGATACTACCCAACGGTCCTTACAAGGGTCCAAACAGACCTAGAACAGTATATACCCATGATGAGTCTTGAAGCCCTACAGGGTTTCTTTGAACCATTCTTGCCTACCCGTTACCAAAGAAGACTACGTCTGCAGAGTAAAGACCGGTACAGAGAGCTAGTAGAGTTAAGAAACATCTACTGTTTTCTAGCCAGACAGCTTAGCTACAGCCTTGTAAACATTGGCCAAAGTCTTGGTAACCGTGACCATACCACTGTAATACACAGTATCACATGCTTCAAAAACCTGCTTGAGACAGATGAAGGTTTCAGACAGAAGTACTTAACAATCCTCAATTACATAAAACAACATTATGAGTCACCAACTATGGACAGTCTTGATCAAGTACAATGTGAGCCCGAACCAGCTGTACTTCCTTGATTGCTGTCGTCACAAAATCCAACCTACTCAGCTTATAGATCAAGAAGCTGAAAAGCAAGTTGCCCTTGAAAGAGGGCCTTTAGACCAAGATGGGAAGCTTACCTCAGGTGCAGCTTTTATCCTAGATGAGTTTGAAACTCTGCTTGTAAAGACCAAGAAGAAGGTAGCCTCTGACATATTGGGTACCAACTTCTTAGAACGTATTAAAGAATACAGAAATATGTTCCCGGCTGTTAAGCTCCCCAGCGGAGAACTGGCCAGACAATCTGTACAAGAACTCAGGGACAAGTTTGTATGGTTCTTTAAAACCTACCCTGATTATGACTGGGATTTGGTACTTGATGCCACTGATTATTACTTGTTTACCAAGCAAAAAGACGGCTTTATGTACACAGTAACCAGCTCTTACTTTATCCAGAAGACTGACCCTCGGACTAAGATCAGCCGGTCAGCTCTAGCTGATCATTGCCAAATGATCCTGGATAACCCAGAAATTTTAAAGACTGCTTAAAAAGTTGTAGATTATTATGTAGACTTTTTTGGTCATCTACAAAAAGGTCTCTAAATTTACACCTCTACACAAAACTCAATCCACATGGAAACACAAGAACTTACTCTCGAACAAGAGTTACGAGAAATCTTTGACAAATTACCTTCAGCTTATCCTTCTAAGCTAACTGAAGAAGAACTTAAGTGCATTAACTTTTCTCTGCTAGAATCACTTGTAAGTAAGATGATGGCAAAAGCTTATTACCGTGGTAAACATGAGGCATTAGACTCATTAGAATCTATGGTAAACGAAACTTTTGCTAAATACTAATCTTACTTACATATCATGAACACTAAGTCAAACAAGTTTGGACGCAAGAGCTATATTGATGTTCTTAAAAAAGGCCTTGCTTACATAGAGAAAAGAAGAAACGGTGATATAAAATCCCTACGTACACCTTGGCCTGGATTCAATGCTGCCGGTATCGGTGGTCTTGAATGGGGCTCCATGCTTACCATCGGTGCAAGACCCGGTGCAGGTAAGACTATGCTCGTTTCTCAGATCTTAAGAGAGTCACACAGACTTAATCCAGATCAGAAGTTTAATATTCTAGAATTTCAGTTTGAGATGGGTGATGATCAATATGCAGCCCGCCAGTTTGCTGGTGAGGTAGCACTAGATTATGGCGTTATCTTAAGTAAAGACAGAAGACTAGATGACTTTATAGTAGAACGACTTAATCAGTACGTAGAAGAATGTGAACATCTTTTATCTAAGGGTATTATACGTGAGATGATATCTCAATCAGTTACCCACACAGAAATGGAAGAAGCCATCAAAGAATTCTATATAGATGGTGGCAGAAAACCAGTTATCGTTACTATAGATCACAGCTGGCTTATTAAGAAGAGTGCATCAGACAAAGATAAGTTTGATGTTTTGTACAACACCACAGAGATGTTGATGAAACTAAAGAACCAAATCCCTGTCACTATTCTTATGGTAACACAGCTTAATAGATCTATTGATGAAGCTGCCCGAAAGACACCGGGCTCTATTTCTAACTATCCAACATCTTCAGACATTTTTGGCGGTGACGCTCTTATGCAAGGCTCTGATATGGTTGTAGTATTATCTAGACCATTCAAAGCTGATATACGTTCCTATGGTCCGTATGCATATGAGGTTACCGATGATGATGTTTTCATGCATCTTCTTAAAGTCCGTAACGCAGATGATAAGAAAAAGAACATAGTGTTCTTAAAGATGGAGGGTGTCAGTCAAAGAATGGTTGAAGTAGCAGAGTTCAAAGCCGATCGTCCTGATGGATCAGGATACATACCGTATTCACAAAGATCAGGAGGACGAGGTAGAACAGCTGTTACTGCTCCTATAGGTAGTGAACTTTAAATCTTAACAACATGTTTAACACAGCACAACAACAAAACACAACAGCCTTTGATGAAGTCAAAGAGCTAAAAAAGCAGAAGCTTGAAGAGATCCGTGATTATCACCAATCACTGATCAATAACCTGGGTATACCCAGAACTGACTTCAACATGAAGATGCCATTTTATGACAAGCAAGCACGCTATGTTGTAGGAATCTTTGCTTCTGAATTCAGAAAAGAAAAAGGGTTCTACTTTGAACTTATCACCAGAGATCTTGAACCTGCAGATTCTAACCGCACAGTATATCGTATTCCGTTTAACAGCTCTTTTGAAGAAGAGTATGAGCTAAATGAGAAAGGATCTTATTTAGTTCCTCTTGAAGAGCTCAGAGCTATTGATGCACAAAGTGTAGCAGTTAGTGGAACATCTGCTTTACTGGAAAAGCCAAAGCAGGGTCCTAAGCCAACAGCCGCTTATAAAGCACCAGCACCAATGGAAGATGCACCTTATGGTGAAATGACCATCAGGGACTTCTATGCTATTCATACTGGTAAACCTGTAAGCACAAAGAACTGGCTTAACGAACTTATAAAATCAACAAAGTAATATGGCACAAGGCATCCTAATCATTGCAGAAAGTGGTGCAGGTAAGTCAACATCTATTGAAAACCTGGACCCAAAAGAAACATTTATTATCAACGTAGCCAACAAGCCGCTACCATTTAAAGGCTGGAAAAAGAAGTATGTACTCTGGAGTAAAGATAATCCAACAGGTAATCTTTATACAGGATCTTCTGCCCAGCAGATAGAAGCATGCCTTGGTTATGTTAACTCTAAACGACCTGACATCAAGACTATTGTTATTGATGACTTTCAGTACATGTCAAGCTTTGAATTCTTTGACCGTAGTGACGAGAAAGGTTATGAGAAATTTACTCAGATCGGTGCAAACCTTGCACGTATAGCAAGAATGCCTAAAGATCTAAGAGATGATCTAACTATATTCTTTCTAACACATGCAGAAGAATCAACAGATCTAGAAGGTAAACGTAAGTTCAAAGCAAAGACCATTGGTCGTATGGTTGATGAGAAGCTTAGCTTAGAAGGTCTTTTCTCTATAGTACTTTTTGGTAAAGTAAAGAAAGACAAAGATGGTAACATCCGTTTTGTGTTTGAGACAAAGAACAACGGTGAGAATACCTGCAAAAGTCCAAAGGGTATGTTTCAAGACTTTGAGATACCCAACGATCTAGCTCTTGTTAAAGAGTCTATTTATTCCTATGAAAACTAATTTCCTCATTTAATAACTTCAAAAACACAGCGTATGTTTAGTACAAACGGACAGGAAGTAAAGCAAGGTGGCGGTATTTCCAAGTCATTTCAACCAGGTGTAGCTTATGCACACATTACAAGCGGTCAGTTAAGAACTTCTAACAAAGGGGACAAGAAAGTATTGGAACTCTATTTAGAGGGTCCAGCTCTTGAAAACTTTGAAGGTTGGCCAATTGACAGAGAAAATCCAGACGGCCCTAAGTTTAAAGGTCAAACAGCCCGTGTTGCTGCCACATCCTGGACTGATGAGTTTAACAACACAAACATCTCTCGTAACGAGATCATGTCTAAGTTAACTCTGATTGCAACAGAATTGGGTCTTAAGCACGAGCTTGATTCAATAAAAGCTAACTCTATTGATGAGTGGGTAAAAGAGGCTCTTGATCTAGTAAAGAACGGTGATCTATACTGGTTCTTGAAAGGTACAGAAGAAGAGTATAATGGTAAGACACTTATTAAGCTGTCTCTTCCAAAATACAAGTTCTGTTCAGTTGACGAGCAAAAGCTCGACAAGTTTGACAAGACAAACAAGTGGCACTACAAAGCTCTTCAGACTAAATCTGTAAGCAGCTTTG